GTTATTATTGTGGTTATTTTCATATCTCATCCTGATGGATCTGATAAAGATCCTTTTGAGTTTTTAGTCATGCTAGTTTATGGAGATGACATGCTTGTAGGAGTTCATCCGTCGTGTCTCTGGTTCGATAATTTTTATTTTGCTGGGGCATGCAAAGATTTGCTTGGTATGACTTTTACGAGCGCAGTAAAAGGTGATCATGAGTCACCTCATGTGACTTTACTCGATGCAAGTTTTTTGAGACGTTCTTTCATGCGTTCTGATGAAGGGTGGAGAATGCCTCTTACTCTGAACTCTACAGAGAAAACTATTGGATGGATCTTGCCTTCTAGATCTGCTAGTGAGGAAGATCAAGTTATGAATGCTTTTAATTCCTTTTTACGTGAAATTTTCCTTCGTGCTACGAAAGAGAAATTTAACGAAGTCCGAGATTGGGGGATGCAGATATTCAAAGATGAATATCATATTGATCACCCCATCTTGCAGAAATATGATGAAATTTATGTTTCATTGTATGGTTCTGCGAATTTTACGACCGAGTCAATGGCTGTCACGGAGGAAGAACAGCACGATATGGAAGTTCTAATGTGTAGGGCATTTAGCGAACCCGACATGATTAAGTATCTGTATCGAGAGCATAGATTAGTAGCAACTGTTGTTGTGAATATGCTTATCGCTTACGAAGCGGGAGTAGAAATGAGCCATCTCCCCGTTGTTTTGAATTGGCCCACTGAATTTAGATATTTTATGAACGGTAAAATTGCTGTGTTGCAGAAGCAATTAGATGCCGTAAAGGAGGAATCTCAACTAGATGAGAAGGATGAAGTTTATCATCTTTCCCGTGCTGAAGTTGTTTCTATGTCTCGTTATGGTACTAATAGCGAATTTAAGAAACACTGTGATGAGGTTCTTCAAAAAAGAGCTGAAATAGATGGTTTGACGTTGTCAGTTGGTGTTCTCAAACGTGCTGTGTTGAGAAACCAAAGTTTTAGTTCTGAATCTGCAGAAGGTTATTTGGAGCCAGATGGTGCCAATATGGAAGTTAAGAATGAAAACCTTATTGATATGTCTGGTGGATCAATGGATGTTCTCAAACCCGTTATGTCTGATAATGTTGACGTAGGACAAGACGTTCCTTTGAGTATCAAAGATTTTATGAGTCGTCCTGTGCGAATCGCTTTTTATACCAATACTGTGGGATTTGCTTTTGATCAGGCTATTAATCCCTGGGATGCTTTTCTTAGTCAGCCCTCCGTGAGAGCGAAATTAAGAAATACGGCATTCTTGAGGGCTAATTTGCATGTTCGAATAGCTGTTTCAGGGATGCCATTTCATTATGGAAGGTATTTGTTTTCTTATTTGCCTTTCCCAAACCAGAATGAACCATGGAATTATTTGAGTGTTAGCACAGCTGCTGGAAGCATATTTGCCAAGAAGAGTTATTTAAGTCAAAGTCCTTACGCGAGGACTTGTGATGTTACATCAAATGAGCCAGTGGAGATGATTTTTCCATATCTGTCACCTCAACCGGTTATGAGACTTTATAACGATAGCTCAATTGCCTTATCTGCGGCAGGACTTTATGATGATTCTGCGGATTTGGGTATTTTGTATCTTACAAGTATTAATACCTTGAAAGCCATAAATGCAACCTCATCTGATGTTTCCATTGCGATTTATGCGTGGATGGAGGATGTAGAGTTTGGT